TATGATTTCGAAAGTATGGAATACACTCCAGAAATCTCCGCAGCATTAGATATATATGCCGAAGAATCAACAACACCAAATCAAGATGGGTATGTTCTTCAGGTATATTCAGAATCAAAAAGAATTAAAAGTATTTTAGTTGATTTATTCGTAAATAATTTAGACGTAAACACCAACTTACCAATGTGGATTAGGAATATGTGTAAGTATGGTGATAATTTCGTTTATTTAAAATTAGACCATGAAAAGGGTGTCACTGGTTGTCTGCAACTACCTAACATTGAAATTGAAAGATTAGAGAGGGGTATGGAAGATAGAACATTTAATGTAACTCCAGATGAAAATCAAAAAGCGTTAAGATTTACGTGGAAAGTTAAAAATGTTGATTTTAACACTTGGGAAGTCGCTCACTTCAGATTATTGGGTGATGATAGAAAACTTCCTTATGGGACATCTATGTTGGAGAAAGCAAGACGTATTTGGAAACAATTGGTTTTGGCCGAAGATGCAATGTTAATTTATAGAACATCAAGAGCACCTGAAAGACGAGTATTTAAAGTTTTTGTTGGTAATATGGATGATAAAGATGTTGAGGCCTACGTTCAAAGGGTTGCAAACAAATTTAAAAGGGATCAAGTGGTTGATAATAAAACGGGTAATGTAGATCTAAGATTCAACCAAATGGCGGTAGATCAAGATTATTTTATTCCTGTTAGAGACGCAACACAAGCCAACCCAATCGATACTTTAGCAGGAGCTCAAAACTTATCTGAAATCGCCGATATTGAATATATTCAAAAGAAATTGGTAACGGCATTAAGAATACCTAAAGCTTATTTAGGGTTTGAGGAGGCTCTTGGAGATGGTAAAAACTTATCATTGTTGGATATTCGTTTCGCAAGAACAATTAACAGGATTCAAAAATCGGTAATTGCTGAATTAAATAAAATCGCAATTATTCACCTATTCTTAATGGGTTTTGAGGATGAATTACAAAACTTTACCTTAGGACTTACTAATCCATCTAAACAAGCCGATTTATTAATGATTGATGTTTGGAAAGAAAAAGTGACATTATATAAGGATATGGTTGCGGAAATTCCAAAATCAATTCAAGCTACTTCGGCAACATGGGCTAAGAAACATATATTCGGATTCTCTGATGAGGAAATTAAGTTGGAGTTACAACAAGTTAGAATGGAAAGAGCGGTTTCTGCCGAACTTGATAATACGGCAACAATTATAACTAAAACTGGGTTATTTGATACTGTGGATAGGTTATATAAACCACCAGCATCCGGATCAACAGAATCTCCAGCACCTGGAGCACCTGAAGCTGGAGGGGCACCACCACCTGATGCGGGAGGTCCGCCACCTCCACCAGACGCAGGTCCACCAATTCCGGAATCAACTCTTAATAGTAAATTAAATATTCTTACCGAAAATTCTGAGGACGAATTTTTGGATTTCGATAAAATGAATAACTCTTTAGGGTCTATTGAAAAAGAATTATCTAAATTATTACGAGATTAATAATATTTATATTAAAAACTAATTATGAATTTCGGAGAATTAAAATCAAAAATAGAGGTCTGTTTGTCAGAATCTTATAAGAAGAATAACTTAAAGAAAGATCTTTTCGTATTTAACGAACTGGTCTTGAAGAATAAAAATATTTCAAAAATATTCTTTCTTTATGATGAATTGTCTAAAAACAAGGGATTGTCTGAGTCAATTGCAAATGAATACATTAATGGGTCTATAACGGCTTACGAAAATACTGTTAACAAAATATCGTTAAAAGAGATTAAAGAATTAAAGTATTGGATTGGTCACATTATTTGTGAAAATGAATATAAAAATATTGATAATTTATTTTCAACAAACTTTTTAGTTTTAGAAAATAAAATTAAAAGTAAAAAACTTATTTCTGAAAACTTAAGACAAACAGAAAAAGAAATAAAAGATGTAATTAATGTTCCTTTAAAGTCGATGATTAATGTGGCAAATAAAACGGTAAAAAATTTTATTTCTAGCCTGAACGAGTCTGAACAAAAAGAATTAAATAAAATATTATCCACACCAAAAAATATTTTGGTTAAAAAATATGACAAAATTAAAGATGATGTTAAGGAAAAATTGGGAGATAGAAGACTAACAGAATCTGACGACGAAACTGTAAACACTATTGATAAAGTTTTAGATAGATTACAAACAGAATCTTTTAATGAACTTAATCTTTATAAGTTGATTAAGTTATCAGACTCTCTTTAATTTTTGGACATAAATTGCTTTTTGAATCTCCGATCTTCTCTTAATAGATTTTTTGGTAAATTCTTTCCCATTAAATAATTTCGCATTTTGTTTTGTCCTTATTACTTTTCCTTTAAGTTCTTTTAGGGATTTCTCAATATTTCCTTTTTTTACTACTACAATTAACATATTTTTTTCTCTTGTTGATATAAATATAATGATTACTTATGTTTATGTCAAAAATAAACCTAAGAGTATGAAATTTTTACATGAAAAAAGGGAAAACAACCAAATTAAATGGATATAGAACATTTAAATCGCATTATGGAACCATTGATGCACAAAATCTTAAATCAATTTACGTCAATCTACAGACGTGGGTAGAACCAAAAGAAGAAGTAGAGAATTGGAATCGAGTAGTCCTAAACATGTCAAGATCCGTTAAACACACGGTTTTAGAAAACATAAACAAAGAAGTATTTGACGACAAATTTATTGTCGATTTAGATCTTAGAACAAGCGGATTACACCCAAAGAAAAAATCATTTATGAATTTAGAAGTTAATCTTTTCTTACACGAACCGATGGACTTCAAATCACCAAAATTAAAGAAACATGTGAAATCTTTAATTAAATCAATATATGGTAACGTATTCAGTAAAAACAAAAATTTTAAATTTTATTTAACCAAAACGGGAAATTTAAAACCTATTAAACAAGAAACAGAAACTATTTAGTATTTATATATAAAATAATAAATGGAAGAATATAAAATATTAGGTCCTAGAGATTCAGGTAAGAAAGGAATTCTTATTGAATATGATGCTGGATACATCAACCCAAAAGAAAGAAGAAATTTAGATGCCATCAACGAAAATAGAGATATGTTGGATCATTCTAAACCATTTGAGTTTTATGCTGTTCTTCAAAAATACGACACCCCAAATAGAAATGGTCGTATATACCCTGAAAGAATATTAAAAAGAGAGTCGGAGAATTATAAAAAGATGATAGAAAAAGGAACGTCTCTTTCTGAGTTAAATCACCCTGAGTCATCTTTAATTGATTTAGACAGAGCATCACACCTTATTACAGAGATATGGTGGGAGGGTCCTGTTTTATTGGGTAAATTAAAGTTGCTTACAAGTCCAGGTTTTCACGAAAGAGGAATTGTCTCTACAAAAGGAGATTTAGCTGCAAACTTTTTACGTCAGGGGGTTACATTAGGAATATCCTCTCGTGGTGTTGGGTCTCTAAAAAAAGTTGGAGAACAAAATGAAGTTCAGGATGACTTTGAACTTATTTGTTTTGATTTAGTATCTTCTCCATCCACACCAGGGGCTTATTTATTCTCAGATAAAAACGATAGAATGAAATATGAGGAGAACTTAGACGAGGAGAAAAAAATGTCAGTAGAAAGAAATGTTGGGGAATCAGGAAACAAATCACTTGACTTAATGAAAAGATTAACCCATTATTTGGATAAATAAAAAAATTATGGACGAAAAGTATTTTGTAGCAAAGATCACCACAGATATGTTGGATGAGAACACAGGAAAGATTAAAAAAATGAGAGAGGAAAAATTGGTTAAAGGTTATTCACCTACCGATGTTGAGGCTAAAGTGACTAAAGTGTATGAAAATTACACAATGTCTTGGAGAATTACATCTATCGGTGAAAGTAAAATTGATGAAGTAATCGAAGGGTAATCTTAAAATTTTAAGGTGTAAATGGGAAAGGACAATAGTCTTTTTCCATTTTTTTTTGCATTATAATACCAAAAACCCAATTTTTTTTAAAAACATAGATATTTATTTGAAAACTATATAAAAAAAGTATGGAAAAAAAACAAAATGTGGTAGAAGACGCTCTATTTCAAATTCGTAATTTGGAAGAGACTCTACAAGAAAATGCAAAAGGAATACTTCAATCTACAATGAAAGAAGAAATCAGACAATTAGTAAAAGAATCTCTTAGGGAACAAGATGAAGAGGGGATTGAACCATTAACAGGTGGAGAAGCCGAACTTGATGCTGAGACAGAAGTTGAAGACGATGACATCGATGATGACATGGAATATGACGAAATGGATGACACGGAAGATGACGAAATGGAATTTGACGATGATGCCGATGTTGATGATGAAGAAACTATTGATTTGACAAGTGCGTCAGATGAAGAAGTATTAAAGGTTTTCAAAGCTATGGGAGATGAAGATGGAATCATCGTGAAAAAAGAAGGTGGTAATATTCACCTTAAAGATGGTGATAATGATTATATGATCCAATTAGGAGAATCTTATATAGACGATGGTCAAGAAGAAAATGAATTTAAACCAACTGACCTTGAAGAAGAAATAGTCTATGAAATTGAAATGGATGAACAAGATGATTTAAACCCTGAAGGAGAAATTCAAATGGATGAAGAATACGACGAATTCGAATTTGAAACTCCTGTGAGAGATAGATTCAGATCTCGTATGGAAGATAACATGGAAGATGACATGGCAGATAGATTCAGATCTCATAAAGGTAGATTTGAAACCCCTATAAGAGATAGAATCAGATCTCGTATGGAAGATAACATGGAAGATGACATGGCAGATAGATTCAGATCTCGTAGATATAGAGATATTGAAGATGACATGGCAGAAGGTGTTGATCCTG